TCCTACGTTCAGTACAACCACGCCCGCGGTGGATGCTGTAGTGAATGTTACTGGCGTGCCAGCAGGCACAGAAGTCTTTCTGGACGGGGCTTCCGCAGGTACTATGTCAAATACAACGCTTACACTTACAGCGCAGCAGGCGGGTAGGTTTGATATTGTTCTTAAAAAAGAAAGGTATTATGACTATACTCAAATGATTAAAGTGAAAAGGTATGGCGAATGAACGTTAATTTAATTAAATCTGGGGCTACTTACGCTACAAAAAGACAAACTTATTATCCTCTTCTAGCAGAACAAATAGATTTATTGTATCATGCAATAGATGCTGGTAAGTTTGGGGACACGGCTAAAACTAGTGATTTCTACGTAAAACTTAAAGCTGTAAAAGATAAGTACCCTAAAGGATAGAGAGTGGGTAAGAAAAAGAAAAAATATTAAACACACGGAGGTTTAATTATTAAACCGACATATGAAAAAAATATTATTTGCTTTATTACTAGAAGGCATATCGCTAGGTATTTCTCCCGTGTATGCAGATCAAACAGGCGACTGTACAGCAGGCGAACAGTATTGTGAACAAAACTCGATGAATACCACATCGACTGCGACTACAACTAACACCAACACCAATACTAACACCAACACTAATACCAACACGAATACCAATACCAACACTAATACAAACACCAACAACAATACAAACAACAATACTAGTACGTCGACGGCGACTAATACCAACACGAATACAAACAACAACACTAGTACGTCTACTACGACGGGTACAAACACCAACACAAACACCAATAACAACACGTCGACAAGCACTAACACCAATAACAACACGTCGACTAGTACTAATAACAACACGAACACTAGTACGTCTACAAACACAAACAATAATACAAATACTAGTACATCAACTAGTACCAATACGAACACGAACAATAATAACAACACTAGTACAAGCACTAGTAGCAACACCAATACTAATAACAACACCAACACTAGTACTTCTGACAATACAAATACTAATTACAATGAGTCTAATTCGAACTCAAATGTAAACACGAACAACAAAAACGTTAATGAGAACACCAACACTTCGAACAACACAAACAGAAATATAAACGAGTCGAAGTCTGAACAAACAATTAATCAGAACATCACTACTAAAGCACCACCGGCCTCCGCAATCGCCCCTAGTATAATGAGTTATAGCCAAGACCTTTGCACGACTGGAGTAAGTGGAGCTTTTCAGGGTCAAGTCTTTGGGCTCAGTGGTGGTAAGGCGGTTAGAGATGAAAACTGCGAGCGTTTAAAACTTTCTAAGTATCTTTATGATACTGGGATGAAAGTTGCCGCAGTTGGAATCTTGTGCCAAGACGTAAGAGTATTCCGTGCAATGTATATGGCTGGCACACCTTGTCCATATGAAGGTAAGATAGGTAAAGAAGCTCAAGCTGGTTGGGACGCTAACCCAAAAGATAGACCTGACTATGAAGAAGCTAAAACAGCGTATGTTTCTAAGTGCTATAATTCACTAAATAGCTCGGGGCAGAAAAAATCTAGGATGACGTGTCGACGTGAATTTGATAAGGGCACTTAGTTTATCCGTATTTTTATTTGTATCCACTCTTAACGCAGGTTACATCTACGAAGCAGACCAAGCTCTTATTGATTTAAAAACAAACTATATAGCTACTTCTTATAACCTAGGTGCTGGAGATGATCAGGTTTCAAGTACTTTTAATTTAGACTTCACTTTTACTTTTTATGGACAAGATTTTACTATGGCAAAGATGGCAACTAATGGTTGCCTTCACTTCTGGAAATCAGGTTCAAGCGGCTACTGTAATGATTACACACCTGACCCACTACCTGAAATCACATACACCTTATATCCTTTCTGGACTGATTTAATACGAGACAATGGCTCTAGTGTTTTAGCTA